ATCAGGTTTGCCGGTATCGCACTGTTTCTGTACTGGATCGCTTTCGCTCCGGTACTGTTGACATTCAGTGTAGGATTGACGGCCGTGTTCGCATAGCTGAACCGCACGAACACTCTTGCACCAGCTGCCAGCTTAAAGTTCGACAGGCTGACCGTCTTTGCGGCGGTCGAGCCTGTCGTATAACACACGGCATAATGGGCAATGTCAGCTGTACCATTAAAATTAACGCCATCTATTGCCCGTGTCGTCTGGAGTTTTGTAGCTGATCCTGCATTTCCTGTAATCGTTGTTGGTGTTCCTCCTCCATTGGCATCTACATAACTTTTCACTTTCTTCCATAACTCAGTAAGCCCCGTTTTATCCAGATATGCCATGTGTCTTCCTCCTTATTGCATTAACGAATTACACGCAGATTGCATCGATCTCGTTGTTGGTGATTGCATCAATCACGAACAGACCGCCCAGTGCATCCCATGCTTTGCCGTCCCATGCCACGTTGGTGCCTGCCGGTCCGTAATCAGATGCGGCTTCCAGGTTGTACACATCACCGGTAACCTGCCCTGTAGTCGGCAGCTTCGTTGCATCTGTCAGGGAACCCTTGTACTTATATACGCCTGTAATGTCGGATTTCTTCGCATAGATACCAGATAAATCTGCCTCTGTTGGCAAATCATTCAGTTTTAAAAACATCGCTGGAGGCATGAGACCCATATTACCAGTAGTTGCAACTGGAATATTTGCTTTTACGGTACTTCCTGCAAAAGTGAGACCAACAGATGCTTGCGTGTAATCTTCCTCAGTATAGGCCATTGTCATGGCTTCCCATGTTCCTTTACCGCTCAGAAGTTTACCCGTATCGCCTTTCGCCGGTGCCGGTACCAGTCCGTGTGTACCTGCCGCATTAGCTGTTGCACCCTTGAAGTCAGAGTAGGTCGTGTTTGATGCCGGGATGCCTAAGCCTGTGATATCTGTCTTAGTAACTGGTGTCGTACCAGATACGTGTCCGGCTGCATCCACGGTCACTTTGTATAGTCCGTTTGTTTTCGCCGTATAACTCGGATGCACATATTTGTTCGCACCGGTTTCGATTCCTGTCAGTTTGTTCTTCTCTGCTGTCGTATAGTCGTTCGTAGACAGTCCTTTACCGCTTACTTTGTCTACCTTCCCTGATAATGCTGTTTTGATCTTGCCCCAAAGATAAGTTAATCCCGCTGTATCCAAAAAATTTGCCATAATGTTTTTCTTCCTTTCTTTTAGCTGTAAATGCAGATCTCATCAATCTGCCCATTCGTTATCGCTGTTACTGTTGTGTACTTCACACGCCCCTGCCCTGCCTGTAGCTGACGCTGTGTGTAGGTCAGTGTTGTACCGCCAAGTGTGACCTTGCTGTTTGCCGGTTTCAGCAGGTCGGTCACTTTCCTGGTGATCTGCAGCTGTTGTTGTATGTTGTACGTGGGTGCTGCACAAAAAACCTTTTCACCGATCCGCAGCATATCCACATCATAACCGGCATCCGACAGGTCGATTGCAGATAATTCTGTCACCAGATTTGCCCCGTTGATCTTCTTGAATGCCTTTTCGCCTTCTTCTTTCAGCTTCGTGGGGTCCTGTATTTCGGAAAACTCCACGGTATTCGTGATGATGCCGTATTCTTTCACGGCTGCCGCGTCTTCCAGGTAATCCTTGCCACCGTTTACATTTGCGATCGTGACCGGCCATTCGTTGTTTGACGTCGATGCCCCGAGCGGGATCAGACGTGTTGCAAGGTCATCCGTCTTGACGTTCTTGGTAACATCAATTATGTTCTGCCCCTGCCGTATATCCTGGCCGCCTGCCTGTTCATATTCTGCCAGGTAATCAATATAGTGCACACCGCCGACGGTTCGTGTTCGGATATACCCGCCGCTTTCTGCGACGAGTTCATCCATTATGTCCCTCGTGGTGCTGTAATCGTTCCGCTCCCGATCTGCCGCTTCCCCGGTAATAGTCACCTGACCGATCAGGAACTGCTTGAAATCATCCACCTGTTCGTTGTGTTTCTTAACCAGCCACTTGAAATAATTTCCTGGCGTTGTCTTTCCCGGTACATCCGTGCCGGTCTTGTGGAATGGACGGATGATGCTGTCCTGAAAAAATACTAGGTCGCCTTCTGTCTGGATCTCCATCTCAATGTTCCTGTCTTCGACGGTGTTCATCACAACGCCCCGGTAGATCGTCTTCTCACTGCCCGTCAGGTCGAACCGGACTACTTCCAGCATGGACTTTCGCCGCAGGACGGATGCCGCAAGCGGATGATCCAGGACAATCGAAACATCACAGGAGCCGTTTTTGTTGACTTCCTGAGTCAGTGCCCCTTCCGTAATGCAGCGGCCTCTTATCCACGGATGGTACAGGTAGGAACCATCCAGCGTGATCTTATACATTAGAACCTGCCTCCTCTGTATTCTACGGAAACCGTGCCGCCATCCCCTTCGAACTGCATGGTATGGCTGCCCTCTGTGATCAGGATATCAGGCACCGTGCTGTGCCCTTTTGGGATCTGGTAGCTTTTTCCGTCATATGTCACTGTGACCGCCGCCGAAGCTTCAAAAACACACCCCGTCGGCATCACATCCCCTACGACCGTGATTTCACCCGGTACCGGGATGTTTTTATAGTCTCTGATGATATCCGTTTCAAAATTGAATCTGTCCCATTCCCAGTCATCCAGTGACGTTTTCCGTGCCAGCTTGTACGGCTCTGCATCCAGTGTGACCACGATCTGACTGTAATGCTGGTTGAGCTTGCTGCTGTCCACGCTTACCCTGGCATCGTAATAATAGCCGTCATCCCCGAAGATGACCGGGAGCCGCCTGCCGTGCAGTTTCCCGCGGATGTCACTGGCTTTTGACAGCCAGGTGCTGTAAGTCCCGTCCTTGAAGTCGAACGTCAGCTTATGTGTTGCATTGTCGTACACTGGGAAACCGGTAATGGCTTCCGTCAAGTCCAGTGCACCGTTCCTGCCGGGGATGGTCACGGTACTTTTCCGGACGGACGGCGTACCAAGATCCACACCCAACAGTTTCAGCCCAAAATCGCCCATTTTATACTTTCCGATCTGTACATCCATCAGCTTCCCCTCCTCTGCCGGTTCCGTATTGTGTTCATGTTTTCATTGACGTAGGGTGTCACCGCCTTGCCCACCGTCCTTCCATCCAGGTCGACCGTGGTATGGATCTCAGCCTGTAACTGCACCGGCTGATTATTTGCCAGGCTGATCTGTGGTGATGACACGTTGACCGTCGGGCTTGCACCCATGGATTCCAGGCTTGCAATTGTGTTCTGCATCCTTTCCACTTCTGCCATGACTGCCTGCATTTCCGCCTGGGTGCCCTGCTCGATTTTCTTCCTGGCTTTTTCATATTCTTTTGTTTCCCGGTATACCTGCCATTCTTTTTCTTCCTTTTTGTTTTTGGCAGTCGTTTTCTTTTTCTTTGCTGATGTCTTGCCCGAAGCTGCAGTTCCAGTGCCCTTTGCCTCTGCTGTCGTTTTGCTGCCTTCTGCTTTTTTGCCGTCTTTTCCAAGCCCAAACGCTTTTTTAAACGCTTCGATCATATCCTTTGCAATGCCCCGCATGGATTTTTTCAGCGTTTCTTTTTCGCCATTCAGACTCTTGATCAGGCTCTTGGCGATCTTCTTTCCGGCTTCTTCGGCTGCTTCCTGTGCGGTTTTGGCTGCCTCTTCCACTTCTTTCGTCCATCCGGCTTTTACATCTGTCAGACGCTGTTCGAAGAAATCTTTCGAAAAGGTTTTAGACGAACTCTGCAGCTGTTCCCATTTCTTCTTGTACGCCGCCAGTTCTTCCGCTGACATTGCATTCAGGTGCTCCACGAAGTTGTCTGCCTCGTTCAGATCCATGCCAAGGATCTGGTCCATCAGGCTTTCCGGTATCTTGTCCTTGAGCTTTTTCAGACCTTCCTGATACCGCTCGACTTGTGTCAGCTGGGTGTCCAGGTCGTACATATTGGCCGGATCCGACATTTTCTTCTTCATGTCGTCCCGAAAAGAAATGATCCGATCGTAAGCCTTCTGGTACTTTTCTGCGATCTCGTCCAGCTTCTTGTCTAAGTCGTCTTCGATCTTACTGTAAGCTTTCTCTGTCCCTTCTTTCAGGGCATCCATGAACGTTGATGTGTATTTATTGGCATAGTTCTTGATTTTTTTGGCGTTCTTCCGGAACTTTTTTGCTTCTTCCTGGAGCTTTTTCTTCTGCGTTGCATCCGTGGTGTTGCCCGCCTCTGTTTTCTTGTCTTCGGCCAGTTTTTCGTATTTTTTTACAACTTTATCCACATAGCCGTCAATCTTGTTATCCAGCTTGGAAACCAGGAGCTCCTGACGCTTGTCAAGCCCGCTGGTGATGGATTCCATGATCGCAGACGCCGCATCGGAATAACCGCCCTTTGCCGCATCCACTTCACCGGCTGCCTTGACAGCTTCCTCGGACATCTTCTTCATGGTTTTTTTCAGCTTCGGGACTTCGGCTTCAATGCCCTTGATCACACCTCCGACGATGTGTTTACCGATCTCGTCCTTGAAAACCTTGGACGGGGAATGGATGCCAAGTGTATCCTTTGCGGTTTCCAGTGATGAGTCCGCCATAGATCCAACACTGTCATTTACTATTTTTTCACCGCGTTCAATTCCGACTGCGACACCCTCGGCCATGCTAAGTCCGATTTCATCACGCCATACATGAGACGGGCTGTTCTTTTTTATCTTTTTTTCTGCCTCGTTTACAGCTGATTGAAGAACACCGTTTACCGCATTCTGTACAAAAGGTGATCCCCTGTTGATTCCAACTGCAACACCTTCTGACATGCTCTGGCCAATACTTTCGAAAGAACTTCGGTAAGTCCTTGCCGTGTCTGCTGCATTTTTCATGGAATTCCCAGCCGCCTGTGACACCTGCCCGGAATTCTGCTGGATTCCGTCCGCGGTTGCTTTCTGCGACTCTTTTCCGGCTTCCTCTCCGCCTTTCTTGGCCGCCTCCGTGACTTCCTTCTGGCCGGATTCGATCCCGCTTTTTGCCTTTTCTGTATGTTCCTTGCCGCTCTTCTCTCCGGCTTCGCCTGCTTTCTGGGCAATTTCCTGCCCTGCATTCTCCCAGTTCGCAGATATCGCTGACAGTTCCTCTGTAGATGCCTCCACTGCTTCGCCACTTGTTGCCGAAAAACTCCGTGCATATTCCTCTAACTGTGGTTTTGTCATTTCCGTACATGCTTTAACGAGATTTGCACTCTGCGGCCCCAACTCTAACAAGTGGTCATACAATTCTTTGGTCATACCGTCACCGGCACGGCCTGCGAGGGTTTTCATATTCTGAACCCACTGATTCGCAGCATTTTCTGAGCTGTGCATATGTTTTATTATATCTTCAGCAGAAATTTCTTTGTCGCCTGAAAATTCCTCATACTCATTCACAATGCCTTTCAGGCTGTTCTGGATGGACGTTTTCATGCCCTCATAGGCTTGCTTGACCTCGTCAGACATTTCTGTTGCGGAGTCTGATACGGCTTCATTTGTTTCTTCGGTGGTAACTTTGTATTCTCCGGCTTTTTCGGATGCCTCGCTTAACTTCTCCTGTGCCTCGCTGTAAGTTCCCTCCAAGTCCTCAATTACTTTTTTCTGTTCTTGGAGTCGTTCATTCAGTTCTGTCTGTTTTACCCCATGAGCATCGTAGATATCAGACGTAGATTCAACCATATTGCCAGTGTCCTGCATGGCTTTGTTATATTCCTGCGTCTCGTTTCTCGACTCTACCAGAAGCCCATTGTAAACTTTTCGTGCTTCTGACAGCTGCGTTTCTGCCTCTGCAACATCCGTGGCTGCCTGCTTCACTTGTTCCTGGTATGCACTAGCAAGAGCCTGCTGCTTCATGGAATCGATCACGGCATCCACTGCGGATTTTTCTTTATTCAATGCTCCTGTCGTTTCATCAATGGAAAGTCCCAATTCCGGCATGGCTTCATTGAGCTGGTCAACCATTGCACTCATCTGTGCTTTTTCTGCTGCCGTTTTGCTCGTTTTATTTGCTAAGTCGTAGAGCTTATCCGAAAGTGTTTGATAGGTTGCCGCCTCTGTTTCGGCACTCTTGATATTTTCTTTTGCAGTTTCTTCATGTTCTTCTATGCTGTCTTTCAGGTTATTATAGGATTTCCGGCACTGCTC